AATTAAGATAAATAGTAGGACGCAAACTACTACCGAAAGACGGCTCTTAGGAGTCTTTAATGAACCTGCATACATACATCCTAGTATTACTAGAATAATTAAAGGTAAAAACATATTCATTTTATATTTTATATTAATTATTTTATATTTATTATATTATAAATATATATTATTCTAGAGAAAATAAAAATAATATTCTAGAGAAAATAAAAATAATAATAATATTCTATAAATAAAAATTGATAATTTATTTGATTTAAAAATATGTATTATATATTTATACACGATTGCTAAATTTTGCTATATATACAAATATACAAATATCTAGACATCTAAATATCTAAACATCCAGATATCTAAAAATGAACGAAAATGTTAAAACTAATTGCACTAATCTAAAACAAACATATAATTTTTATTATCATAATCCAGATAATAATGATTGGAGTATAGAATCGTATATTAATTTACTAACATTTAATACACTAGAAGAATTTTGGACTTTAGATAAATTTATAAGAAAAGATATGGTAGAAAATGGCATGTTCTTTATTATGCTTGAAAATTCGGCACCAGTTTGGGAATGCGAAACAAATATTAAAGGAGGATGTATAAGTTGGAAAGTAGATAGAAAAAATTCATATAAGTCGTGGGTTGATACAGTAGGTCATTTTATTATACAACAATTTGGTGCCGTTACACCTAAAATAAATGGTGTTAGTATAAGCCCTAAAAAAAATTCTAGTATTATTAAATTATGGTTTAAAGAAGAAATAAATACAGATGATTTAATTTTACCTAAATCATTTATTTTAGCAGAAGATAAAATTATTTATAAATCTCACGTGCAAAATATTGATAAAGATAAGACAAAAAGATTAGGTGTTGCAATGTAGTAATTATTTGTTGTATTTGTTGTATTTGTTGTATTTGTTTCATTTTTATTTGTTTTACTTTATAAAAATATAATCTAAATATAATCTAAATATCTAAATATCTAAATATCTAAATATCTAAATATCTAAATATCTAAATATCTAAATATCTAAATATTTAATAATTTATTATACTTTATAATTACTATGGATGGTATTAATGTTTTATTGACACTTGTTTTTTTATTAATTATAACATTTATTGGATTAATTAGAGCAAAAACAATGTTAGGTGTATTTGCTTGTTTTATATTACTTACATTGATATCATATATGACAATTTATATGTTTAGAGCAGAATAAATATGTAAATATGTAAATATGCAAATATGCAAATATGCAAATATGTAATTATATAATTATATTTTATATAATTTAAAAACAAACTTATAAGTTTAAATTATAAATAAAAATTATAATACAAAATTATAAAAATCAAATTTCAAAATGTCAGAAATACAAGCAGAATCAACACCTGAGCAAAATGATTTTTCAAAGTATGTTTTTCATCTTTGGACATCTAAAACACCTCCTATTAAATATTTAACAGAACTACTTAAAGATTTACTCACTGAAGGTAATTTAGAATGCAGTTCTGAAGGTATTAAACTACTATCAATTGATTCTGGAAGAACAGTGTTAATCCATTTAAAATTAGATAAGTCAAGCTTTGAAGATTTTAAATGCGAACAACCTTTAGTATTAGGTATTAATTTGGAGCATTTTTTTAAAATTATTAAAAATATGGAAAATACTGATACTTTACGCCTTTTTGTAGAAAAGGACAATGTAAATCGTATTGGTATTGAACGTTATAATAAAGAAGAAAATATTAATAATACTATTTATCAAAGTTTAATTGATATTCCTGTACAAAGGCGTGATATTCCATCGCCTACTTTTAAAAGTGTTATTGTTATGTCTAGTGCAAGATTTCAAAAGATTTGCCGCGAAATTAGCCAATTTAGCGAAAAGATAGAAATTACTTGCGTTGGTAATCAATTGATTTTTAAAGGTTGTAATGAAAACGCATCTCAAGAAATTAGAATTAAACCAAGCGCAAATGGTATGACATTTGAACAAAATAGCCCTGATGAAATAGTTCAAGGTGTATTTAAATTAAAACATTTGGTACAATTTAGTAAATGTGCAAATTTAAGTTCATCTATTAGGATTTTAATTCGCAATGACTATCCAATTGTTATTCATTGTGATATTGCAGGATTAGGATTTGTTAGATTGTGTTTGGCGCCTAATGCTGAGGAAGACTGAAGTTTTGCCAAAACTTCACCAAACGCTAGGTAGGCTGAAGTTTTGCCAAAACTTCACTAAACGCTAGGTAGGCTAAAGCCTACCAGAATTTAAAAAATTTGATTTATTTTGATTTATTTTGATTTATTTTGATTTATTTTGATTTATTTTGATTTATTTTGATTTATTTTGATTTATTTTGATTTATTTTGATTATTTAATATTTTTAATGTTTTTTGTTTAATAAAAAATTGAATTATTTTTAATTATTTTTGAAATAAATAAAAATAAGATTATTTGAAGATAAGTCTAATATATAATAAAATGGAAAATAGAATGTCTGTTTGTAAGCACAAAAGTCTTGGTTGTAATGCATATATTGAAAATGACCTATTAAATGAACATTATAAAAGATGTAAATTTACATCTTGTTCTAATAAATATAATAATCAAAATTGTAAAACAAAAGGAACACGTATTGATATACAACATCATATGAAAGAAAGATGTACTTTTAGAATTGTGTCGTGTAATGGTGATGGTAAATGCCAAATACCTTTTTGTGAATTAGATAGTCATAATTGTTTAGTTTATTTATTAAATCAAGGAATACAAAATTGCAAAGAATATCAAAATAAACAAAATAGTGTTTTACATAAAAATATATATATAGGTCATAAATCTGACCTTAAAAATGAATTAATTTTTAAATATGTTGAAATTAAAAACACAGAAAAATTATTTGAAAAAATTTTAAATTTAACAATGCTAAATTCACAATAATTTTTTTTTATTTTTTTTATTGATTTTATTTTTTATACTTTTTCTCATTACAAATTAACATTAATCATATAAAATACTAATCCAAACATTATAGATTGTATAAAATTTCTTTCAATAAATTGATATTTATCTAGACTTTGTAAAAGTTTATTAACTAAGTTAGAATTCATTATATAAAATACCATTGCAAATAATAAAGCTTTTAGTGCCACATCTTTTACAATATAGTTTGTATATGGTGATAATTCATTTTGGTAATTTAATTTTTGTTGTTCTGGCATTTTATTTTATTTTTATTTTATAATTATTTTATAATTATTTTATAATTATCTTATTTTTTTACTATATAAATACTAGTTATTACAAAGATAAAAAACTATATAAAAAATGAAACATTATAAATAAATATAAAATAAAATAAATTTAAAAATTTGAATATCTATCAAATGAATTTTTACGATTACTATATGATCTTCTACTACGATTACCATAAATATTAGGATTCATAATAGGATTTAGAATAGTATTTGCGATAGGATTCATCATTGGATTCATCATAGGATTCATCATCTGATTCATCATAGGATTCATCATCTGATTCATCATAGGATTCATCATAGGATTTCCATACATATCAAATTGCATATTATTATTCATAATAGGATCACCATAAATATCATATTGCATATTAGGATTCATCATAGGATTACCATAAACATCATATTGCATATTAGGATTCATCATAGGATTCATCATAGGATTCATCATAGGATTCATCATAGGATTCATCATAGGATTAGATTTTCTTCTAAATAAATTACCAAACCAACCACCATTCATATTTTTTAATGTTTTACTATTAGAATTTTTATTTGTTTTTGTATTTTTATTTTTCCTAATTTTATTAGTTTTATTATTACGTTTATGTATATTAGTTGTCATTTTTATATATTTATTACAAAGATAAATTAAAATTATTATAAAATATTATTATTTATTACAAAGATAAAAATTTTATTTAATAATTAGTTAAATAGTAAAAATAATAAATATAGTAAATAAAATTTTAAGTAAAAAATTAAAAATTAAATTTGGTATATCATATATATATATAACTAAAATACTTCTAAACAAATATAGGTAATCATAAAAAAAATACCTATATAAATTAGATTTTTAAATTTTTTCATATGTGGTGCATATTCTGAAATAGGTATAACATTTTTACTTGCTAGTATAACTATTATATATCCTATAAATGAAATTAAAAGTGCTAGTAGAATATTTTTCAAATATCGACCTTCAACAATTTGTGAACCATTAAATCCCTCAATTGTGTCTTCATTAGTGTCTTCATCTTCATCTGAATCGTCATTGGAATCGTCATCGTCATAATATTCAATATCTTTGAATTTAGAATTTGCTTTAGTAGTTGATGGATTTGCACTTGCTTTAGTAGTTGATGGATTTGCACTTGCTTTAGTAGTTGATGGATTTGCACTTGCTTTAGTAGTTGATGGATTTGCACTTGCTTTAGTAATTGATGTATTTGCACTTGCTTTAGTAGTTGATGGATTTATTTTTCCTTTAGTAATTGATGTATTTGCTTTAGTAGTAGTAGTATTTGCAGTTTGTTTTACAGTTGGTTTTACAGTTTGTTTTACAGTTGGTTTTACAGTTGGTTTTACAGTTGGTTTAGCATTTGATGAATTTGAATTATTTTGTTTATTATTTTGTGTTTCATCTTGCATTTCATCTTGCATTTCATCTTGTGATTCATCTTGTGATTCATCTTGTGATTCATCTTGCATTTTATTATCATATGTACCTGTTACATTTGCAAATCCTTCCATATATTTTGATTCATATCCAGAAACCATTTTTAAAAATTATGTATATATATTAATATTTATTATACTATACTAATATATTTTATTATTATGAAATAAAAACAATTTAATTTATTCATCAAAAACAATAACTTCTAAATCATCCAATGTTTCAAAATTTATGCCATCCGTTTCTGAATCATCTTCGTCAGAATTATCTTCTTCATTTTCAGAATTTTGTTCTTCATTTTCAGAATTATCTTCTTCATTTTCAGAATTTTGTTCTTCATTATTTGAATTGTCTTCTTCATTTTCAGAATTTTGTTCTAGATTATCTTCTAGGTTGTCTTCTAGATTATCTTCTTGATTGTCTTCTAGATTGTCTTCTAGATTTTGTTCTTCATCTTCTAGATTATCTTCTAATTCATCTATATTAAATAAATTTTCATCATTATTAATATTATATTCTGAATTTGGAGAACTGGGAGAGCTGGGAGATTCTAGATTATAATCAATATCTAATTCAATATTATTAATATCTTGTATTTGTATTTTAGAGTCATTTAGTTTAGAATCATTTAGTTTAGAATCATTTAGTTTAGAGTCATCTATTTTATTTTGCTCTGGAGTATGTTCTAGAGTATGTTCTGGAGTATGTTCTAGAGTATGTTCTGGAGTATGTTCTGGATTATGTTCTAGAGTTGGTTGTTTATTAACTAATACTGTTTTATCATTATCAATATTTTCTAATTTTATTTTTCTAGTAAATAATTTATTATTATTATTAAATATTGCATCATCAATAATAAAATCTTTTAATGATGTTTCTTTAATCATATCAAATAATGTCTTTTTTGGTATCTTATCATTTTGTTTTATATTAACTGTTTTAATATTTAAATATGATTCATCTATTTCTATAGGTTTTGCCTTTGCAGTTTGTTCTATAGGTTTTGCCTTTTCCGAAATAATAATCGGGTCTTCCATAATATTATCATTTTTAATATTATTATCTAAATCTATTTTGTCATTCATATCGCTAAAAATATATCCACTTTGCAATAATCTGGTATCATTATCTTTTAATAATTTAATTTTGTGTAATTCATAACAAGGTGTAAAATTTTGACTCATAAATATTAATCCGCTGAATTCCATAATTCCTATAATTTGGTCGCCTTCTTGAATACAAGATATATCATATACTTTTTCTTTTCGAACATTAAATATTTCTGTTAAAATATTTCCCTTATGACAAGGTAATCTTACACGGAATATGGGTAATTGACCATTTGTCTGTTTTATAATAGGTGATTTATAATAATTTTCAACAACATTTAACGGCATTAATTGCTTAAACCAATCTCTAGAATTTTCATGGCATACTGAAATATTATTATTATCGTTTTTTTTTATAAATTCATTAAATAATCCTATATCACCACTCTGTGAAAGTTCAAAATCAATATAAAATTTATTATCTATTTTAACAATACCCGATGTTGTTTTTAATTTGGGAGTTTCAAAATAAAATGGTAATATTTGATTTTTGCTTAATCTATAGTTGCATATTGATTGATAATAACCGTTTTGTGTTTTATGTGGTAATAAATATTCATATTTTTCTATATTAAGATTTTTAAAATTTAATAATTTTGGTTGTTTTGGTATTTCCATTATTTATATTTAT